CTGGAGCGAACACCGCCGCCGCGTCTTCGAGATCGGCAGCGCGCTGAAAGACCTGAAGGCCGAGCATCAGCAGGCCCGCGAACGCCTCGCCCGCACCGAGGCGGACCTGGACCACGCCGCCGCCTGCCGCCTGGACCCCTGCCTGCGCTGCGAGGAGCTGGCGACGAATGGCGCGGCCGAGTGACCGCGACACTGCCGCGCGTCGTCCTGCGCGAGCTGACTCCGACTGAAGCGGACTTTCAGGGCCGGGTGATTGGCCTCGCGAAGTCGCTGGGGTGGAGCGTGTACCACACCCGCTTCAGCAAGGGCAGCCAGGCGGGCTTCCCCGACCTCGTGCTCTGCCGCCCGCCCAGGCTCCTGGTCTGCGAGCTCAAGGTCTGGCCCCGCATCGCGCCCCGCCCCGCCCAGCTCGACTGGCTCGCGCGGCTGGGCGCCGTCCCGTGCGTCGAGTCCTACCTGTGGGCCTGGGTGTGGCCGGGGGACGTGCTCGAGGAGATTGCGCGTATCCTGTCGCGTGACCCGTAGTTTCGCCTTCCAGGAAACGGGCTGAAACGCATGCCGTTCCAAGCCGGCCAGCCATCCGCCAATCCCCGCGGGCGGCCCAAGAAAGAGCCGCTGCTCACCCGTGCCCTGCTCCGCTGGGCACGGCAGAAAGGCCCCGACGGCGTCCCCAACTACGACCTGCTCGCCGCCGCCATCGGCGCCCGCGCCCTGGCCGGGGACATGACCGCCGCCGCCCACATCTTCAACCGCCTCGAGGGCCTGCCCGTCCAGCACTTCGAGCCGCTGCCCGCCGGCATGGCCACCCCGATCCCGTTCCTGGTGATCCCGCCGCTGCGCGATGAGGGCGTCGCGTGACGACGGCGCTCGTGTCCCGCGAAGCCATCGACGGCCGCGACGCCTTCGCCTTCCGTCCGCATGCGGGCCAGTGGGCCGCCTGGACCGCCACCGAGCGCTACGTGGCCCTCATCGCGGGCTCGGGCGGCGGCAAGACGGCCTTCGGCGCCGCCTGGCTGCTGCGCGAGCTGGCCGAACGGCCGGGGGACTACCTGGCCATCAGTCCCACGTATCCCATGCTGGTGCGCGTCCTGGCGCCCGCCCTGCTCGCGCTCGCCACGCCGTACGGGGCGACGTATCAGAAAGCGGACGGCCGCATCCTCCTGGGGCAGAGCACCGTGTTCCTCGCCTCGGCGGACGCCCCCGAGCGGGCCGAGGGGCTGCACGTCCGCGGCGCGTGGCTCGACGAGGCGGGCCAGATGGGCGCGCTCATGTGGGAAGTCGCCCGCCGCCGCGTGGCCGGCCACCAGGGCCGCATCCTGCTCACCACCACGCCCTACAACCTGGGGTGGCTGAAGTCGCAGGTGGCCGACCGTGCCGCCAACGGCGAGCCCGAATATCGCGTGGTGACGTTCCCGAGCATCGCCAACCCTGCCTATCCGCGCGAGGAGTTTGAGCGGGCGCGCCGCGAGCTGTCGCCCGACCGCTTCGCCATGTTTTTCTTGGGCGAATTCAGGCGGGCGTCGGGCCTGGTCTACCCCGACTGGAGCCCCGCCCGCATGACGGTCGCCGCGGAGGACGTGCCGCCCATGACGCGGTGGGTTGGCGGCCTGGATCTGGGGTGGCACAACCCCACCGCGGGGCTGCTGCTGGGCGAGTCGGCGGATGGCGTGCTGTACGTCACGGCCGAGCACTTCGCCGCCGAGACGACCCTCGCCGAGCATGCCGCGGCACTCATGCAGCATGGCAGGGTGCGCTGGTACGCCGACCCGAGCGCCGCCCAGAGCATCGAGGAGCTGCGCAAGGGGGGCCTCTGGCTGACGCCCGCCGAGAACGACGTGGCGGCGGGCCTGGACGCGGTGACGCGCCTGATTCGCACGGATCGACTCCGCGTGGTCAAGGGGTCGGCGCCCAACCTGCTGCGCGAGCTCGAGAGCTACGTGTGGGAGCAGCGGGACGGGGTGCCGCTGGACAGGCCGCGCAAGGTGGACGACCATGCGCTGGACGCGCTGCGCTACGCCGTCATGGCGCTCGGCGGGAAGCGGGGGATGCAGGCATGGTGACGATCCTCGAACAGCTCGGCGCGGCGATCAAGGCGGCCGCGAGCATCGTGTTCCCGCAGTCGCAGCGCTGGAGCCAATGGCAGTGGGGCGACCCGCCCGTGCGCTACGGCAACAGCAGCGTGGACTATGCGGCGGGGACGGACGGCGGGCGGACCTCGTCGATTGTTCAGAGTTGCATCCTCTGGATGGCGCGCGCCTTCCCCGAGGCGCCGCTCATCATCCAGCGCACCACGGCGAAGGGGCTGCTCGAGCCCGTGCCCGACCACCCGCTCGTGCGCCTGCTGGACGCCCCGAATCCGTACTACAGCGGCATCCTGCTCTGGATGGCGACGCTGGGCGACTGGATGCTCACGGGCAACGCCTACTGGCTGAAGGTCCGCTCGGGCGCGGGCCTGGTGGTGGAGCTCTGGTGGGTGCCATCCACCCTCATCGAGCCGCGCTGGCCCGACGACGGCAGCGCCTACCTCTCGCACTACGACTACAAGCCGAACGCCCAGTACGAGGCCCTGCGGGTGGACCCCGCCGACGTGGTGCATTTTCGGTACGGCCTGGATAGCAGGAACCTGCGCAAGGGGCTGTCGCCGCTGGCCAGCCTGTTCCGCGAGCTCATGACCGACGAAGAGGCCAGCGGCTACCTCGCCAGCATGCTGCGCAACATGGGCGTGCCCGGGGTGGTCATCAGCCCCACGGGCGACAACTCACTGTCCGAGACCGACGCGGGCATGGTGAAGTCCGCGTACATGAGCAAGTTCAGCGGCGACCGCCGCGGCGAGCCGCTGGTGCTGTCCAGCGGGGCCGCCATCACCGCGTTCGGCTTCAGCCCCGAGCAGATGACCGTCAGGGATTTGCGGCGCATCCCCGAGGAGCGGGTGTCCGCCATCTTCGGCACGCCCGCCGTCGTGGTTGGCCTGGGCGCGGGCCTGGACCGCAGCACCTTTGCGAACTATGCCGAGGCCAGGGAAGCCGCCTACGAGTCGAACATCATCCCGACGCAGCGGCTGCTCGTGGGCGAGCTGCGCACCCAATTGCAGCCCGACTTCGACCCGCAACGGAAGCTCGTGCTGGCATTCGACCTGAGCAAGGTGCGTGTGCTCCAGGCCGACGAGCAGGCGCTGCACGAGCGGACGCGCCTGGACTTGCTGGCGGGCGTCGTGACCGTGGACGAGGCCCGCGAGGCGCTCGGTCTGGACGCCCTGGAGGGCGGGCAGGGGGCCGTCCTGTACGTCCCGTCGAGCGTGGCGCCCACCGACCCCGCCGAATTGCTCGTGCAGGCCCCGCAGGCGCCCCCGAATCCCGCGGATGGTACGCAGCTACCGATTCCGCCCCCGAATGGCACTGTAGCCCTTCCTGATGCGTCTGCGGCCAAAGCTGCAGCCCTCCGCGTCGGCCCATTCGAGTACACGCCCGACCCGCTGCCCGCGGCGGTCTACGACCAGGCCGAGCGACGGAAGCTGAGTCGGGCATGGGATGCGGCGTTCGCGGGCACCGAGTACGTCGGGATGCTGGATGCCGAGGCGGTCAACGGGAACGGGGCGGCGCACTGATGGTCGATGTGGCGGCGCTGATCGCGGCGTACGACCGCGAGCGGACGGCCAGGCTCGCCGTCTTCCACGGGCTTGCGGCCCGCGCCCGTGAGCCCTTGTGGCGCGCCGGCTACCGCGACCCCGGGCGCGTGGCCGCCGCGAGCGACGCGGAGCTGCTGGCCGTGACCAACATCGGCCCGTCCATGCTGGCGATCATCCGCGCCTGGCAGGGTGCGCACGGCCACGACCCGTCCCCGACCGACCCGCATGGCCTGGTGGACCTCCAGTGAGCGACTGGCAGTACGACGCGGCGAGCCGCCGCTACCGCGATGCCGCCAGCGGCAAGTTCGTGTCGGCCTCGAGCGAACGCAGCATTCGGGATGACTACGTCGCCCGCAAGCAGCAGGACATCGCTGCCGCGGCGGGCAGGGTCGCGTCGGGCGACCTGGCGGTGGCCGACTGGGAACGGCAGATGCAGCGCAGCATCCGCGACCTCCACGCGAATGAGTTCGCCTTTGGCAGGGGCGGGCGGCGACAAGTGACGGAGGACGAATGGACGATGCTGGCCGCCGTCACCGCCGAGCAGGAGCGCTACCTCGCCCAGTTCGCCGCCGCCATCGCCCGCGGCGAGCTCACCGAGCGACAGATCGCCACTCGGGCGGGCATGTACGGCGACGCGGCCACCACCAGCTACCATCGCGGCAAGGCCGCCACCTACGACGGGCTGCGGCTGCCCGCCCAGCCGGGGGATGGTGGGACGCCGTGCCTCATGAATTGTCT